GTGGCGTGGGGCAGTGGATTCGTGTTCCGGTGCGTGGGGATGTGGGGGCGGGCGTGGGGGTGGTGTGTTTGTGTGTGGGGATTTATATGGCGCGGTTTCCTGATGCGTGAGGGGGGGTGAAGCAGCCTGAAAATGGGTTTTTCTGTTTTCAGGCTGCCTTATTGTTTACAGATAAACGTTCACACGCCCGCGCCCGATAAGGCAGCCTGAAAATCAATTTATCCACGACAACGGTTTGGCTTTTTCAGGCTGCCTAATGCTGCCAGCCATGCCGCTGTTATCAACATAAAAACAGCCTGAAAACAATCAAACCCGTTTTCAGGCTGCCTTTTATGGGCGGCGATAGGCGATGGCATCACAACTCTTTCACCAACTCCTCCACCATTTGCGCCGAATGCAGCGCGGCGGTGGCGAGAAATTCGTCAAAGCTGATGCTCGCTTCGCTGTCTGCGCTATCGGAAATGGCGCGGATAATCACAAATGGCTTGCCAAGCTGGTAACACGTTTGCGCGATGGCGGCGGCTTCCATTTCCACCGCTTGCGGGTTAGCAAATTCGCGGCAGATGGTTTCAATGCTGAATGCGTCGTTGATAAACTGATCGCCGCTCACAATCAAGCCTTGGCGGATATTGGCAGCCTGAAAAACCCGCGCGGCTTGCTCGGCGGCGTGCACCAAAGTGAGATCGCTGGGATAGCTGGCAGGCTGCTGCGGCACTTGCCCAATGGCGTAGCCAAACGCGGTTACGTCCACATCATGGTGCGCAACTTGCGTGCCGATGACCACGTCGCCCACTTGCAAGCCTTTGCCGATGCCGCCCGCGCTGCCCGTGTTGATGACGCAGTCGGGCGAAAAATGCTCAATCACCAACGTGGTGGCGATGGCGGCGTTGACCTTGCCGATGCCGCTTTGGCACAACACGATGTCTTTGCCATGCAGCGTGCCTGTGTAGATGGTGGCGGCTTTGCCGAAGCTGTGCGTTTTCAGGCTGCCTAATCGCGTTTTCAAATGGGCAACTTCGGCTTCCATCGCGCCGATAATGGCGATGGTATTGGCAACCAATGGCTCGCGGCTCATGCAAAAATCTCCGTCCATTCGCTGCGTTTATCCAGCAGATATTGCGCGATTTTTTGCGCGCCTTCTAGGCTGTGGCTCGCCGCCCAACCGCATTGCACCACGTTGCACGCGGGCACTTCTTTGGCAACGATTACATCTTTTAGCGTGGCTTCAATCAAATCCAGCGCGTCTTGGTATTCAGGCATATTGAGCAGGGTTACATAAAAACCCGTTTGGCAACCCATCGGGCTGATGTCCACAATTTTGTCGCTGTGGTTGCGCGACAGCTCCGCCATCAGGTGCTCCAAAGAATGCAAAGACGGCATTTCCATGTGGTCTTGGTTGGGCTGGCACACGCGCAAGTCGTATTTGTAGATGATGTCGCCGTGGTCGCCATCGGTTACGCAGGCAAGGCGCACATAAGGCGCTTTCACTTTGGTGTGGTCTAGGTTGAAACTTTCCACGTTCATGCGTTTTTCGGCAGTGATTTCGGTCATGGGGGATTCCTTTTGCAAGTTGGGGGAAAGCGCAGATTTTACGCGAAAATACCGCATTAAGGCAGCCTGAAAACGTGCAAAAGCCATTGCAAACCATTTGCTTGGCTAATGGCTTAGATGCAGCGCGTTTCAGGTTGCCTTTGCGCCCCCATTATTGCCACAAGAACGGCATCAATTTTGCTTGTTTATTGGCAAACTGAGTGATTAGACTATTTTTGTCATCAGTTCCAAGATTTATCCCCATTTGTTGCACTTTTTTTCCTTCGCCCCTGCCCTATTTCGGTAGTCTGAAAACCCACATTCAAGAGAAAATCCAAATGAATAAAAAAACCATCGTACTCGTGCTCATGAGCCTATTCGCACTCAATGCCTGCAACGAAGAAAAAACCAAAACCACGCCCAACGATGAAAACAACGCCTCCACCCACCCCAATCTAATCAGCAATCGCAGCAGCCAAAGCAATGGCAGCCACAACAGCCAAAACCATGGCAACGACAACGGGCGCACAACACACACGCCCAATCCCCAGCCTGCATCTAGCCCAGAGCCCAGCCCAAATCCAGCCCCAAATCCCACGCCAGCTCCACGTTCTAACGGCGTAATAGTTGATGCCAACAAAGCAAACATCGGCGGCAACCGCACCCCTATTGCGCCCGAACCCGAACCAGCCCAATACAACGGCAGCATTATGATGAATGCGAACAAGCGTAAGCAGCCTGATGGGAATGTTGCGCCTGTGCCAACGCCAAAACCTGAGCCTGTTCCTGTGCCAACACCTGTTCCTACTCCAAAGCCTGATTTGAAACCCGATCCAAAACCTGATCCAAAACCTGATCCAAAACCTGATCCAAAACCTGATCCAAAACCTGATCCAAAACCTGTTCCAAAACCTGATCCAAAACCTGTTCCAAAACCTGATCCAAAACCTGTTCCGAAACCGGATCCTAAACCGGATCCTAAACCCGATCCAAAACCGGACCCTAAACCTGATCCAAAACCGGACCCAAAACCTGACCCAAAACCTGACAACAAAACAACCGATGCCGTAAACAAAGACGGAAAACCCATCCCCGGCAGCAACTACGAAGCCACCACCCCCGACAAGATCGCGCCCAAGCCCATGGCTTATTCGGCAGAAGATCCCTTGGCGGCAACCCTGCCTTGGCTGGCGTCTGTCAACCAGTCCAAAACGCTGAACGATTTGCAAGAAGTGCAGATGATCAGCCCGCTCGCCCCCGGCATGTATCTGGGCAAAAACACGCTGGCAACGCGCAACATCCAGTCTGCGCCCGTCGCGCCCAATTCGCAGAAAACGGCAGAATTTGTCAGCGCCCTGCCCAAGCGCTTTTTGCCCGGGCGTTTCCATTGGCTGCGCACTTCGCTCAACACCGGTCCGAACGGCGGTGGTGCCAAAGACAATATCCCGGTGTACACCGTTGATTCGTCTAATCCGCACCAAGAATACCGCCAGTTTTCCAGCACCGATGCGCGGGTAACCAACTTCCCCGATCTGGTCAAAGCCACCAGCGGCAAGATTCCTCTGCCCTCATGGGCCGTGCCCAGCGAAGGCGGCGACCATGCGCTGGCGATTTACGACGTTGCCACCGGCATTTGGCGCAGCTATTTCAAAGTAACCAGCAAGCCCGACGGCAGCATGAACTATTCGTCGGCAGGCTATCAGCGCTTTGACCCCAAAACCCGCAGCACAAGCAACTACTGGCTGTCCCACCTGTCAGGCACGTCCACCGTTACCGGCAGCGCCACCGAGCTGATGCAGCTTGGCTTGGCGGAATTGAAGGCTGCCAAAATCAACCATGCCCTGGAATGTGGGGGACTGATAGTTTTTGCACCGCGCCAATTCGTGCCGAACTTCGCGTGAACCCTTGCCACATCAATGATACAGCCGATTCCACCCACTTCCCCGATGACGCTACCTTTTTCAAAAAAACGATAAAAACCTATCAAATTCCAAGCAAAAGCTAGTGAATTTCGCGCAAAAATGAACGCGGTTTAATCAGGAATTAATACCCGATTAAACCGCGTTTAAATTTTTTGGCATCATAGTAGCCGCCCCAGCCATACCACCTTGCCGATGATGGCGAAATCATCATCAGTGGATAGCTCAAACGGCGGATAAGTGGGGTTTGCGCTGATAATCTGCAATTTATGCGGCAGACGCTGGATGTGCTTCACAAACACTTCATTGCCTATTCGCAGCGCATACAGCCCGTCTCGTACTTCGTTTTGCGTGTGGTCGATTAAGATGGTGTCGCCGTCTTTTAAAACGTCTTTCATGCTGTCGCCGCTTACTTTGACAACGGAAAGCCTATCAAACTGCGATGTAACAAAGGTTTGTAGCCAATCGGTGCGGAAGGCAAGTGTGTTGATGGGCTGCTCGTTGTCCACCCACAAGCCAATGCCAGCGGATAGGCGCACATCGTAGTATGGGATAAACACAAACTCATCTACATCAACGGGGTTGCCTTGCGTATCGCACACGCCTGCGCTTTCAGGCTGCCTATCTTTACGCTTTTGTGCAGCGAGCTGGCGCACCAGCTTATCGGTGCGGGCGATATTGTCGGCTAGGGACATTTCTTGGGGGTGCGTGTTTGGCATCATCTCCCCTTCACCTGTTGCAAGCCATTGAACGCTAACCCCCGCTGCTTTTGCCAGTCGTACTAAATTTGTACGTGATGGGTCTGCTACACCGTCCGTCCATCTCTTAATTGTGGCATCTTTTACGCCAACCTGTCTTGCAGCTTCGGCTTGCTTACCAATCATGCCTACAACGGTATTTACTCGCGCTACAAACTCATTGTCATTTTCAAAAAAGTTTTCATTCATAACTTTTCTCCTATCGCAAAAGTAACAACAAACGAAAAAGTAATTTTCTTTGGTTTAAAATCAACAAATTAGCTAAAATTTTCAAAAAAAGAAAGAATTTCTAACTTTTTCGTTTGAAATTGTCTAACTTTTTAGTTATTATACGCACATCAACGAAGCAACACCATTTAACCAATCTAGGAAAATATCATGCAAAAAAAATCAGCAGATTCGCTTTTTGATTGGCATCGTGCAGATATTGTAGCGGCTTTAAAAAAGAAAGGCTGGTCGGTCGCGGCACTTGCACGAGAAGTTAATTTAGCAGAAAGCACGCTATACACTGCTTTAACTCGTCCGTATCCAAAAGGTGAGCGGATTATTGCGCAAGCAATCGGAATTGAGCCTGAAAAAATTTGGGCAAAACGATATGCAGACCGCAAGTTTAGACCTGTACTTAATGAGAGTTTACAAAATTAATTTGTATTCAACAATAGATTCCTTACTTTTATGTAAGAATTTAAGGATAACAACATGAGTGATTTTTTGAACGCTAGGGAAATCGCCGCAATAGTTAAGGATTCACATCTTGAAAACTTCCCTAGCAGTGTATCCAATATTTTGAAAATAGCAAAAGTAGAGATGTGGCACAGCAGAAAACGCCAAGGTCGCGGCGGTGGCATGGAATACGCCGTATCCAGCCTACCCCAACCTGTGCAACAAGCCATTCTCCAAAAACAAACCGCCGAGCTTCTTTCCCAAGTCCGGCAGCCTGAAAGCACTTTTCCCGCGCCAAAAGAAGCACAGCTTCCCTTGTTGCAGGAAGACAACACATCAGCGCTTAATGCACTTACCCAAAAGCAAAAAAACTGCGCTGCTGCACGTTGCGCCATTGTCCAAGACATTTTGCATACTGGTAACGCGCTTAGTTTATCACGCAAACGTGCGGTTGCCTACTTTTTGGAGCAGCTGCACGCGGGCACGCTGCCCGAGCGGTTAAGCCGTTTGGTGGGCATTGCCAACGCCCGCAACAATGCGCGGCGCATGGTGAGCCCGCGCACGCTGGCAAGCTGGGTGGATGCTTATGTGCAGGCGGATAAGGATGCCAACCGCCGTTTGCTGGCGTTATCGCCCGCCACTACCAAGCTGGAACGCTCGCCTTTTGCGGAAGGCTGGCTGCCGCGGTTTGTGAAATGGCATAAAACGCCGCAAAAGCCCGCGCTGGTGCACAGCTATGAGCGCTTTAAGGCGCAATGGCTGGCTGACGGGCTGCCGGCCAACGAGCTGCCGAGCCTGCGCAAGGTGCATCGGGTATGGAACAAGCTGCCCAAAACCTTCCGCGAGCAGGGGCGCAGCACAGGGCAGGCGTATTTGACGCTGCTGCCTTATGTGAAGCGCGATTGGCATGTGTTGCAGCCCAATCAGGTGTGGATTGTGGACGGGCATAGCTTTAAGGCGCGGGTGAAACACCGCGACCATGGGCAGCCTTATGTGCCGGAGATTACGTTGGTGGTGGACGGCTGCACGCGCAAGATTTTGGGATTTAGCATCACCACGGGGGAAAGCAGCAAAGCGGTTGCTGATGCGTTGCGCATGGCGTTGAAGCATGGGGGGCTGCCGGTGTTGATATACAGCGATAACGGCAAGGGCGAGACGGGGCGCGATATTACGGGGGAACTGACTGGCTTTTGTCCACGCTTGGATATTGAGCATAAAACGGGCACACCCGGGCGGGCGCAGGGGCGCGGGATTATTGAGGGCTTGTGGGATATTACGCTGATTAAGCAAGCCAAAACCTATGCCAGCTATCACGGCAAGGATATGGACAAAAGCGCGGGGCATTTGATGTATCGCAAAACCAATAGCTGGGCGAATGCCGAGATGAAGGGCAAGGCTTTGAGCGATGAGCAACGGCGATACCAAAGCAAAATGCCCAGTTTCCAGCAGTTTTTTGCCGATTTGCTGGCGGTGCTGGACGAATACAACGCCAAACCGCACAGCGCACACCCGAAAAAACCCGACGGCACGCATTACAGCCCGAACGAATATTGGGATTACCGCATGGCGCAGCTGCCGATTGAGCAACGCCCCGAGCAGATTAGTGAAGAGGAAATGCGGCTACTGGAGCGCAGCATGGAAGCGCGCACGGTGCAACGCGGCTGGATACAGTTTAACCACGCCGGCTATTTCAGCACTGCGCTTGCGCCGTATGACGGGCAAAAGCTGCTGATTGCTTACGATTGGGACGATGCCAGCCATATTGAGGTGTATCAGCCCGATGGGCGGTTTGTGTGCACCGCGCAATTAAACGGCAACACCCGCGCCGCGTTTGAAAACGTGGACAGCATGGCGGATACGCAGCGCAAAAAACGCGTTGCCAAGCAGATTACGCGCAAAAACAACCAAATCCAGCGGCTGCAAATGGATATTAACGGCGGCAATGTGATTGAAAACACGCCTGATTTTGCCCAGATTTTGCCGAGCGAGCCTGTGCCAGCGAATGAGCATGAGTTTGATGTGTGGAATGGGGTGGATTGGCGCGATGATGAAGAGAGTGCGCCTGCTAAGAAACAGTATTTTAATTTTGGATAGAAAAGGGAAAAAACCATGAAATTACAACAACGATTGGCGCAGTTTATGCAGGCGCACAATGTGTCGCAAAACCAAGTTGCCAAGGGGATTGGTAAAAGCGCGGCAGCGGTGAACCAATGGCTGCAAGGCAAGTATGCGGGCGACAACGATGCGTTGGAACAGCTGATTGGCGCTTATTTGAGCCGCGAACAAGGACGCTTGGCAGTTAGCCGCTTGGCAAAGCAATGGGTGGAAACCGCCACCGCCAAGCGCATGCTGGGGCTGCTGACCGCCGCGCACCGCGACCGCGAAAACGCCTTGCTGTATGGGCAGGCAGGCATGGGCAAAACCACCGCGCTGCGCCATTACGCCGCCGAGCATCCTGATGTGGTGTTGATTGAAGCGATGCCGACTTATACGCCTGCGGTGGTGTTGAAAACGATAGCGAAAAAGTTGAGCTTGCCCGTTTCAGGCAGCCTGAATGATTTGAACGAAGCGATTTTAAGCCGATTGAGCGACAGCGGGCGCATGATTGTGGTGGATGAAGCGGAGAACCTTTCCACCAAATCGCTGGAAATCTTGCGCCGCCTGCACGACAACGCCGATGTGGGCTTGGTGCTGGCAGGGATGCCGCGCTTGCGCAGCAACCTAATGGGGCGACATGGCGAGCTGGCGCAACTGTTTAGCCGCGTGGGCTATGTGTTGGAACTGCCCGAAAGCATGGCGGATAAGGAGTTGGCGCAAATTTGCCAACACACGCTGCCTGAATTGAGTGAGGTGTTGAGCAATAAGATGGTGCAACGTGCTAATGGCAGCCCGCGCCGCTTGTGGAAAATGATGACGATTGCCGACCGCACCAGCAAAGAAACAGGCGATGCGATTAATGCCGATATGTTGGAGCAGCTGGATAAGATGCTGTTGAAAAATTGAGGGCGTGCGGTGAGACGCAATCCCCTAAAAGCAAAGGCGAATAATTTTTTTGCCTTGTGAATTTTGTAACTATTTGATTTAAAAGGAAATACAAAAATGAACAACGATTATTTGCTGCGCGGATTTTGGCGCGATATGGCGATGCTGGCGGCGGGAATGACCGCAGGCGCGATGATGACGGCGGCGGTTTCGCACGCGCAACCGCCTGTGCTCCAGCCCGCCGTGGCGGTGGAGAAAAACTGCGATGCGCTGTGGAACACGCCGTATGCGGATTTAAACGCGGCAGAGCAGGAGGCGCGCTATCAATGCGATGAGGCGGAAGCGTTGGTGGATAGATGGGCGGCAGCGAGTGGGGAGGAACAGCCATGATACGTTACACCCTTTACCTGCCTAGTGATACGCACGAGCCTTTGCCAATTGGCACGATTGAGCACCGCCCCGCCAGTAACCAAGCTGTGTTGCGGCTGGATGGTAGCAAAGAAAAAACGTTTTACAGCGTGGCGGCAGCGATGAAAAGCGTGCGAAACCAATATCCCGGCGCGTTTTTGGAGGACGGCGAATGAACATTGTTAAAGAGTACAGCTTGGAAATCCGTATCACACGGCAGGATAACAAATTCGGCTGCGACATCACCACCTACAACGGCGAATTGCTGTATGGCGTTATCCCCGAATACAGCCATGAAAACGATGCCGTCTATGCCGCGCTGCATGCCTTGGCAATGCAAAACAATTTTTCAGGCTGCCTGAAAGAAGCAGAGTGTGCAGCATGAAGCTCAACATAAGTTTAAAAAGCACATGGCGGCTGGCGCGCACAGAGGAACGCGCCCAGATGGTGTTATATGCGCTGCTGATAATGCTTAACGGCGGGCTTGTTATCGGGATGACGGTTGACAGCCAACGCGATGTCGTCTTGTTGCTCGCCTGCCTGCTAACCATGTTTGCCGCCGCCAACGGCTTGCAAGTGATCCGCCGCGATATCGTTATCCGCCTACTCACCGTTGCCTTGCGGCGCAAAGGGGCGCAGCCATGAGCGCCGAAGAGCTGGAAACCGAACTGCGCTACGCCCGCATCGCCATCTGGACGGTGGCGCAGATGGGCGGCGAGAGTGCCAAGCTGCTGATGCAGTATATCGGCTGGTTTGCCCCACCTAACGGCAAATTGAGCTTTGGCGAGATTTACCAGCATTTATGCGCCGTGCAAGCGATGTTTAACGACAGCACGGCAACGCAATGGCAGGCAGCCTTGCGGCAGATGTTGGCGGATAAGGCTGCAGGCAGCCTGAAAACGCCGCTCACCGACTATTTGGCGTTGGAAGATTATTTAGCCGCCGCGCGGGCGCAGCAAGATGATGGGCAACCTGAAAATCAGTTTGAAGCCGATGGGCCCAGCCCATCGCCCGCGCCCCATGCCGTAAACAGCAGCTATCCCGATGGCACACAGCTTGTTCCCAAGCCCACACCGCCGCCTGCTGCCGCGCCGCCCAGTGCAGCACAAAAAGCCAAAGCGCATGAATTGTGCCTAGCGATGAAACAAGCCTGCCGCGCACGCGGGGCAGCCTGAAAAGCAAAAACCGATTTTTTAACCCTGCGGCAAGCAAGCCTTGTCGCCAAGCAACAAAAGGAAATAGCCATGACTATTGATTTGAGCCAATACAAAACCGATGCCAAGGGTAATTTAATCCCACTCGAAAACATTAAAGAGCTGGATTTGGCACGCGACGATTTGGTGCATGAAATCTTTGCCGCCGTGCAGCCTGCGGTGGACGCGCTGGATAGCGCCAAGCAACGCGCCATTGCCGATGTGCGCGCCTTTGTGGAGCTGTCGGCAGAAAAATACGGCGTGAAGCCCAGCAAAAAGGGCAATATCACGATCACCAGCTTTGACGGCAAATTGCGCGTGAACGTTGCCATGAAAGACGTGATGATGTTTGACGAGCGCCTTGCCGCCGCCAAAGCGCTGATAGACGAATGCCTGACCGAATGGACACAAGACAGCCGCTCGGAATTGCGCGTGATTGTGCAGCAGGCGTTTGACGTGGATAAAGACGGGCACATCAGCACCGCCAAGGTATTGAGCCTGCGCAGCCTGAAAATTGAGGACGAGAAATGGCAACGCGCCATGCAAGCCTTGGGCGACAGCTTGCACACGCTGGCGACGCGCGAATATGTGCGCCTTTATCGGCGCGATGAGCGCACGGGCGAATGGGCGCTGGTGAACACGGATAGGAGGGGATGATGGGCAGCAAAGTGCAATTGGCAGTAACGTCCAACCGCATGGAGTGCGACGCTTTGGCAAGTGATGTGCGCGTGCTGGATATATTGAACGTGTGCAATCTGGCGCTGGCGGGCTTGCCTGCGCTGGTGGATTTAATCCGCCAAGGCGCGCCGCTCAAAAGCCTGCCGCAGATGTGTGCATCGGCAAAGCGGCAGCTGCTGGCAGCGCAGGAAGCGGCAAAAGACGAGCCCGAATTGCAGGATGAGGTGAAGCGAACCCTGCAGCAGCTTGAAATAGCAGCGGCGTTTGCCGAGAGTGAGATTAGTGTTAAACATTAACAGGAGTAAAAAAATGAATGAGCAAGAAATGAAAGTGATTGCCGATTTTTTATCGTGCTACGACCTATGGGGCGCATTACGCGATTTTTGCTTATGCGTAGATGTTGAATTAGAAGCAGCCGTTTTTGAAAAATTGGAGCAAGTAAAATGAAACCCGTGATTTTATTATCTGCCCTGCTGTTGCTGGCAGGCTGCCGCACAGAGGAAGAGACGGAAGCGGCAAAACAAGAGTGGCTGCACGATGTTACCCTTGTGCGCCAAATTGACGGCTGCAACGTGTATGAGTTTCGCGAACGCTACACCGTCTATTTTTCCGATTGCAGAGGGCAAACGAGCTATGAGCAAAGCGGTGGAAAACGCGCAGCGCAGCATCGGCAAACGCTGAATGCGGGGCAAGATAATCAACCCAAACAGGAACAGAAAAAATGAAAACCATCATTGAAATTGAACTGTTAGACGGTGGCATAGCCGTAAATTTGGAGTCCGACCAACCGCTGCCCAAAACGGCGAAAGATGAAACCAATGTTACGCAGGACATTGCTATTATTGCGCTGGCGTATATCAGGCAAGAAATGGAAGGAGTTTTAGGCAAGCCTGTGAAAGTAACTGTGCCTTGGGAGCAAAGCCCATGAACCGCTGCATTAAAAAAGAAGGCAACCAATGGCTGGGCTACGAGCTGCTGCCGCCCTTGCATTATTACAGGCGTTACCACCAGCCGCGCCGCCGCTTGATGGCGCAATTTGATAACTTGGCGGATGCCGTCGCATGGCTGGACAGCGCGGCAGCCTGAAAACAAACAAGGGGCGGGCGGATACCCGCCCCGCAAACGGGAGAGTGAAATGGCAAACGAGCAAAACCGCCGCCGCGGCATGATTGCCAAGATTAAGGTGGCGCAAAAGCAGCTGGGCATGGAGGATGATGTGTACCGCGATGTGCTGGCAGCGACCACGGGGCTGCGCAGCTGCAAGGACATGGAGGTTTGGCAGTTGGAGCGGGTGTTGCAAAAGCTGGAGCGGCTGGGTTTTGCGCCCACGCGCAGCAAGCCCGAGCGGCAGCCGCTGCATTTGGCGGAGCATACACCGATGATAAACAAAATCGGCGCGATGCTGCACCAAAGCGGCAAAAGCTGGGCATACGCGCACGGCATCGCGCGCAAGATGTTTGGCGTGGAGATGGTGCAGCGCTGCGACGGCGAACAGATGCGCAAGGTGCTGGCGGCGCTGAATTATCAGGCGAAGCGCGAGGCGCACAAGGCAGCCTGAAACAGACAAGGCGGGCAAAAAAAAGCCCGCGCATCGGGCGCAGGCGTATTCAAAAAAAACAGTATCAATTTGAATTTTAACACAGAATACGGAGCGTTGGATGCAAAAAGACGATTGGGATTGTTTGCCCGAAAGCATGCAGCAGATTGCGGAGGTAATCGGGCTGGACGGGGCGGAAAAATTGGTGCGCTCGATTGGCGGGGCGCGGTTTAAGTTCGGCAAGGGGCGGCACAACACCGCGCGGATGAAGCTGCTGCGCCAAGCGGTGGGCAAGGTGGGCGCGGACAAGCTGGCGGCGGTGTTCGGCGGGGACGAGCTGTATATCCCGCGCTGCACGGTGCAGCTGCGCAAGGTGCGCAATCGGCGGTTTCGGGCGGCGTTTATGGCTTTGACCGATGGCGGCAAAACCAGCAAGGCGATGGCTTTAACCGAGCTTTGCCCGCAATTTGGGCTGTCGCACCGCACGGCGGATAAGATTTTGGCGGAGCGGGAGGCGGTGGCGGTGCAGGGGGCGTTGTTTGATTGAAGAGTATTTAAAAACCGTTTAACGTGGCAGCGCGTTGGGCGGTTTTTTGCTATGACAAAATAGGCGTGAAATAAATAGGCAGCCTGAAACCTTGCTTGGGGTTTCAGGCTGCCTTTTTGCGTGGGGCGAAGCCTTGCGTCTGACTGGTGCGGCTGCGGTTTGGGCATGATGGCAACCTACTGAAACCATCATTAAACCATCATTAAACCCTAAAAGGAATAAGCATGAATACACAACCTTCCGAACTGGCATGGCTTGCCATCGCCCGCCGCGAAATCGGCACGCGCGAAATCGCAGGCAAGCAGCACAACAGCAAAATCACCAACTGGCTGATTGCGCTGGGAGCATGGTGGCGGGACGACGAAACGCCGTGGTGCGGCACGTTTGTTGCCCATTGCGCCCGCGAAGCCAAACGCGCCCTGCCACAGCATTGGTATCGCGCCAAAGACTGGCTGAACACAGGCACGCGCTTGGAGCGCCCTGCCTATGGCTGCGTAGTCGTTTTTGACCGCGCGGGCGGCGGGCATGTGGGCTTTGTGGTGGGCAAGGATAAGCAGGGCAATTTGATGGTGCTGGGCGGCAATCAGGGCAATGCGGTGAACATTAAGCCGTTTTCGCCTAGCCGCGTGGCGGGTTATGTGTGGCTGGATTGGGCGGATGGGCGCAAATCTGCACCCAAGCCTGAACGTTTTGAGTTGCCGCTGTTGGACAGCAATGGGCAGGTTTCGCGCGATGAGCGTTAAGGAGGCAGCCTGAAATGAAACGGTATGCAACTTTGGTAAGAGCTGTGTTGGCGTTAAGTATTGTTCAGCAGCCTGAAATAGCCACAACAAAATTGCGTCGCCTACACCTGCCCAGCAACGTTGCCATTCGCAAGCATCGGCATAGCGGCGTAGCCGCCGTGCGGCGGGCTAAACGCAAGGGGAAACGATAATGCAAACCCATGAACTGATTGCCGTTGCGCTGGTGGGTTTATCCAAGGTGGCGGTGGTGTACATCGCTTACTTGGCGGCGCGGGAGCATATCTTGCACGCGGGCTGGTTTGTGTTTTTTGCGATTGTGTATGGGCTATCAGGTTTTAGAACAGGAGCAAGCGAATGAAAGTGTTGAAATGGCTACTGGGCTTAATCGCCAACCCCGCCACAGGACAAATCAGCCACACCAAGCTGTGGGCAAATATTACCGCTGCCTGCATGACCTACAAATTCATCCACACCGCCGACGCGCCCGAGTGGCTGTGGTGGGCATACGGCGGCATGGTCGGCGGCTACGCGCTGATTAAACGCGGCATCGCCGCCGTGCCACAGGTGGCAGAAATCAAAAAGGGGCAAAGCGATGCTGAAAATTTGGAATAAATACAAGTTTCAGGCTGCCTGCGCGGGCTTTGTGGTTGCCTGCGCCTTATCCGCGTGGGCGGGCTATGCCGTGGCGCAAAGCGCATGCCACGCGGCAACGCTGCTCATCAAAAACCAATACGCCGACGAAAAACTGAAAGCCCAGCAAGCCTATTCCGCCGCGCTGGCGGATGCACTGGCAAAACAGCAAGCAGCGGTGCAATGGGCGCAACAGCAAGGCGAGCAACTCGCCGCTACCCGCGCCCAGCTAGAACAACGGCAACACGAACTGAACAAGGAAATCCCCCATGCCACGCATCAAGACAATCAAGGCACTACTGTTTACAACGGCATTGGCAACCACAGCCTGCAACTCTACAACCGCGCCTTTGGCTACCCCGCCGATTAGGCAGCCTGAAATCCCGCCTGTGTCTACCGAGCTGCTGGCAATACACGAACGCCCAGAGCGTCCCGCCAGCGGCTCACCCCAACATTTGCTAGACCACGCCGTGCGCTATGGCGGCTACTGTCAAAAGCTGGAAGCGCAGGTGGCGGGCTGGCAGGCGTGGTATCGGCAGCAGCAAGGCAGCCTGAAATGAACACGCAGAATTTTTTAACCATGGAATGGGCGTTTGGCATCCTGACCAGCTTTCTGATTGCGCTGCTGTGGCATTTTATCCGTGTGTTGGATGAAAAATTTGAGGCGATTGAAGCCAAGCATGAGCGCGTGCAGGGCGAATTGAACAAGGTGAAGCTGGATTACGCTACCAAGGCGGAAGCCACGGCAAACAGCGGCAATGTGATGAAATCGTTGGAGCGCTTGGAAGCCAAACTAGACAAATTGAACGACAAATTAGACCAAAAGGTAGACAAAGCATGACGCTGGAAAAAGACCCGATTTTAGCCGCGCTGGCGCGGATTGAAGCCAAGCAAGATTTGGCATTGGAACAGCAAAACCGCATGGAGCGCGAGATGGACGAGATTAGGCAAGACACGCGGCGCGTGGCGGCGATTACGGGCGGCGCGGCGGGCGGCTTGGTGTCCACGGGCATTTTGTTGATTAAAGCGAAATTTGGGCTGTGATATGGCGCATCCGCAAGAAAAACGCGACGAGGTGCGCCGCCGCTATGTGTTTGAAAACTGCCCGCTGGAAATGGCGGCGGCTTTTGCCCAAGTGCCGGTTGCCACGGCACGCAGTTGGAAATATGCCGCCAAGGAAATAGGCGACGATTGGGACAAGGTGCGCGCCGCGCATTTTATCGCCGGCGGCGGCTTGGAAGATGTGAACCGCCTGATTATGGCGGGTTTTTTGGTGCAATACCAAGCCACGTTTGAGCAGCTCAACGGTGGCGCGGAGATTGACCCGATTGCCCGCGTGCAAGCCTTGGGCAGCTTGGCGGATGCGTATAACAAGATGGTGGCGGCGAATAAGAAAATCCTGCCCGAAACCAGCGAGCTGGCCACGGCGATGCGCGTGCTCAACCTGTTGGCGGAGTTTACCGCGCAAAAATACCCCAACCACCTTGCTGCCATTGGCGAGCTATTGGAGCCGTTTGGCGCGTATATGCAGGATAAATTGGCATGAAGTTGAAAGAATTTACCCAGTCGCTCAAACAGCTGGCGGCGCAGTTGCAGCGCACGATTGAAGCCGAAGTGATGGGCTTTGCCAACGACCCTGCGGCGATTGCCGAGCGGCGGGCGCGTGTGTTTGACACCGTGGGCGGCTTTGAATTTTTTGTAAACACTTATTTCCCGCACTATGTGCGCAGTCCGCATAAATCGCAGCTGCATGAGTATTTGTTTTTCAGGCTGCCGCAAATGCTGGCATCGGAAAAAAGCGAGCAAGAAGCAATTGCCGCGCCGCGTGGCGAAGCCAAATCCACGCTGGTGACGCAGCTGTTTGTGCTGTGGTGCATCGTAACGCATCGCAAGCATTACATCGTGATGGTGATGGACAGCATAGACCAAGCCTATCCGATGTTGGAGGCGGTGAAAGCCGAGCTGGAATTTAACCCCCGTTTAACGATGGACTTTGCCGATGCCTGCGGACAAGGGCGCGTGTGGCAGGCGGGTACGATTGTTACCGCCAACGACATCAAGGTGCAGGTGGCTGGCAGTGGCAAAAAGCTGCGCGGCTTGCGCCACGGAGCGTTTCGCCCTGATTTGGTGGTACTGGACGATATTGAGAACGATGAGCAGGTGCGCAACCCTGCCCAGCGCGACAAGCTGGAAATATGGCTGAAATCGGCGGTGCTGCATTTGGGCGGCGTGGGACAGAAGTTTGACGTGGTGTATATCGGCACGATTT